ATGAGGTTTCCCCCACCTGTAATTACCCACATCGAGGCCGTTGATATTCAACTTGACTTTGTTCGTGGGAGATGTGAGAGCGCCATCCGTGGTCGTGTCAGAAGAGGCGAGATACTTCACGGGATGGTTGAATGTGAGATCCTGTACGATCGTACCCGAAGCGATATTTTTCTGAACTTGTGTGATCAATAGATCGTGTTTACGCGAAGCAATCTGCCCACGCTCTTCGTTATCGAGGTAGTAATAGTTGGCAAAACACTCGACGTTATAGTTCGAGGCAGCAGTCGCCCAATGGATACGAATCTCGACGTTGTGGTAATTAAGTGCGACGAGGGGCAACGCACACTGAGGACCTTCACAGAAAAAGAATCTCAAAGGATAAAAAAACGAACGTGCGCTCACACCCGGGTGTGTTCCGTTAGAGCTCTTGGAAACATTTTGAGCGAACGTATCGATAGCGATCTTTTCTGTAAACACAGAATCTTGACTGTCGACGAGGGAACCCCCAATGTAGAGTTCCACCTTATCGATAATCGTATCCCAACGCTGTGTATCGAGTGCCTGTGTGGTATCGTCGATGGTAAAATAGACGTAGCCTAGAAGATCTCCAGAACGTTCGAATTGAACACTGGACATCGAATCGTTTTTCACTGCTCCATGGATGGTTTGTTTTTCGATGGACTGTGAAAAATTAGCATGCCTTTTGAATGTTGAACTAAAGAAAGATATTTCGGGATTACCCACGATATATTCATCCTGGGCACCGATAGCAATCAATTGCACAACACCGGCAGACATGGTATACTACTCTAAGGGGAGAAAATTACAAATTAGGTTTTCTACACACGAAACGAACAACTAAAAATGTGTCACCGGAACCGGGCTCGATGGTGTTTCCATCTTGGTCCCGGATGGTGACGGCGAAACGATCAATCCGACGAATGGGGTCGATATACTGAACCGCAACCGAATACTCGTCCCTGAACGTGACCGTCGTCGATTCATTCTTTATGAGACTCGCGAACGAACCACGGAGAACACTCAGAGACGACTGACCTTCGTAGACATTGGACGCGCGATCGTTGAAGATCGTGTCCAGCTGATCAATCGAGACGTAACAGTGTTCGGTACCAGATGTCGTGTTGATACGAGCCCCAAGAAGGCGAGCCTGAACGACGTTTTTCAGGGGTTGCTGAAGATGGCACGTGAACGTGTTCGCACTGGCTTGTCCGATAGAATCGATGGTCACGGTATGATACTCATAGTTGAGATCGGGGATAGTCTCAGTCGGGGAAGTGATGAGAGCCATTTCTATTAGCTTAGATTAAAGATCCACCGATTCCATCCTCAATCTCGTATGACGCCATGTCGGACACGAGTTTCTGGGCACCACAGAGACCACCTGGGGTGAGCGACTTGGTGTACGCACTTCCCTGCTTGCGACCAGGGGTACACTCAACCTTGTTCTCCAGATCAAAGATCGAGCCGGTGGACAAAGTCTTCACCTTGATTGGCCTGGGCTGGTACATACTCCGGTCTTGGAACATCATGAGAGCCACGATGATAAAAAAGAGGACACCGATCGACTTGAGTGCGTTGCGGTTCGTCTTGTTAAGATTGAACATTTATTATAAGTATACATTTTTTTAAAGTGCGTTAAAGGTAATTTTTTAGTTTCCATATAGAGAGTAGATGGACGAGGAAATCGTACTCGATCGTGGAAACACAACTGTGATGAAATTGGACGCAGATGAACAAGCGCTCATGGATGAGATTCAGATTTCGGCACCCCGACCCAAGCCCGTGCCACGCCCTAGTCAACCCATGCGTCAACCACCACCTCAGCAGCACCAAGAGGCTATGGATGCGTTTGTGAATCCCAACAAGCAATCAGCTCCTCAGCAGCCCACCCAGGATGAAGAGGTTGATTACGGTGAAGAGTTTTATGATGATGAACCCATGGGTCCAGGTCCGAGTATCCAGGAGGAGGAACAGCCCTCCAAGGGGTACACATCTGTTGATGAAGAGAAGGCAGACCTCATCAATAAACTTGGTCGTCTCGAGAAGAAGGGGTTCGCTGTGAACAAGAGACTCAACGCGTACTCGAACATCGATGAGCTTCGATCGGAGGTGAAGCGCATCACCTATAGCATCGATGTTGAGCAGTCGGTTCGTTTCTCTCGGCGCATGCTCGTCGCCTGTGTGACTGGCCTGGAGTTCCTTAATAAGCGGTACAATCCCTTTGAGATTCAACTTGAGGGTTGGTCCGAGTCCGTGATGGAGAATGTGGATGACTATGATGGTGTCTTTGAGGAGTTGTACGTTAAGTATCGCTCGAAGGTAAGCGTCGCCCCTGAAGTGAAGCTCATCATGATGCTTGGTGGTTCGGCGATGATGTTCCACCTTACCAATAGCATGTTCAAGTCGGTAATGCCCAACATGAATGATGTGATGAAGCAGAACCCAGACTTGGTGAAGAACATGATGGCGGCTGTTCAGAACACGACCCGAAACCCTGGTGAACCCGCGACGGATGCTCCCGTGGGTGGCACTGGAAACTATGAGATGCAGGGTCCCGGTGTGGACATCTCCAGTTTGATGGGTGGAATCATGATGCCTCCTCCACCCCCCATGAACACGACGATGGGTGGAGGCGCTCAGGAGAGTGTCGTGGATGATGATGATATGTCGGACATTATGTCCATCTCCGGTGATTCTACCGGGGGTGAAGTGAAAGAGGTGAATGTGGGTGCTTCTAAACCCAAGCGAACCAGGCGAAAGAAGAAGACGGAAATTAATCTCTAATTACTATATAAATGATAGCGTATTGTCCGCTGGAGGATTTGGAACCTCCGGTCAGGCCGAAGCAGCCTGTCGTAGAGTCCAAGACCGAAGAGGTGAAGCCTCTGATCGGTCGTGAAGAAACTGAATTGAATTATGTCATCATGGCTTTTATTGCCGGCGTCATCGTGCTCGCCGTCTCTGATACCATGAAGGCATAAATGTGCTATGTCTACCGCGGGGTCTTCCCTCGTAGTAGAATTAGTATGTGTAGGTTTGGAGAATCTCACCAGTAAAATCATCTACACCATTTGCGTTATCTGTATAAAGTCCCAATAATCTCCCATTTTTAGATGAGATGAGTTCCACATGAATATCATACGAATAATTGCGATCAGCGGAAGGATCGCTGGGTGTGATAATTATCCCCTTCGTACCTACAATTACATCGGAACTCCAAGGATAATCTGTGTCCCCACCGAAAAGGTTTTTCGTCCCCACGGCGATGACTTCATCGAGAACGGATGTACTCTCATCGTGTGTGCCACCCTGAACTTCCAGAACAAGTGTACTCATATCACGGACAGGTGCGGGTGGACCACCATCGCGTCGTCGTAAAATGGCGACAATTTTTGCATAGAAAGATCCATTCCCAAATCGTAATTGGATATCTTTACTCTTACTATCGATACGACTGAATGATTTCGAGTACCGTTTACAAGCCACTTCATTAGACCCCGAAATGAACCCACCACCCACATGAAGGGCGGTATTCGCTGTGGCACCACCAAGATCGACGGCGACCTGGTTACCGAGATCAATCTTACCATCGATCGCGAGATCACCAGTGACTTCGAGGTTACTGTTGATGATCGTTTCGAATGATGACGGGTTCACGTACACGTTACCAGAAACGTCCCCCAAGACGTTTGAAGTACCACCGGATGTTTTGATTTCGATGATGGCGTTACTGGAAGTGGTACTCTCCACACGGGCGACACCGTTGTACACATGGAAAGGTGCATCGGGTGACGAAGTTCCTACACCAACATTACTCGTGTGAGACACATATAGACCATCCGCCTCAGCTCCATTGTTCATGCCACCAACGACGATACCATGGGTCGTTCCCGAGGCGGTGTATCCTCGCACATACCCACCGTACCCATCGTTCGTGTTCAGACGAATACCCGTCTTCGTGTTGGTTCCAGGACTTTCGAGTTTGAGAACATCTATGTCTGTCGTGACACCGGAATAAATATGAACATTCGCATTCGGTGCGTTTGTACCAAACCCAACAAGACCTTCATGTGTAAAGCGAGCATATTCAGTGTCATTTTGTTTAAACACGATTGGTGATGTACCTAAACTATCAAACGTGTTGATGAGACCACCGGATGTGAAAATATCGAGATTACCAAACTTAATTTTTTGTGTCGCACCAAACTCTAAACCACCGTTTACGAACAGGGTCGTACCCGCTTCTAAAATGGCTTCTCGATCGGGGTTTGGGTCACCCATCATGATTTTACCATCATTGCGTAAAAGTATGGATCGGGACAGGTTTGTTCCACTTTCTATCGCGTCTTCTATGAGTGTTCCCGTTATAGGTGTATTCGTCGAATAGATTTGAAACAAATGCTCGGCGGCTATCGAACGAATTCGATCGGGACCCGCACCTGAAGTCGAATCTGTTCCTTTAAAGAAGACAACCTCGGATATACCATCATCGGCATCATATAATCGCTCGCGCATAAATGAGTTACCGAATTCATCGTTGAGCACACCACCAAATGTGAGTTGGTTACCTATGACGACATTACCGTTCACTTCCAGTTTACCACGGGGAGCATCCGTGCCTATACCTACATCCCGTGACAGGCCATTTATATATATCGCAGTCGACTCGACGTTGGAAACGGCGTCGACGTTGGAAGTGATCCTATAGTCACCGGTCGATCCAGTCACACCAGTCGTCCAACCACGACGACTACTGAAGTTCCCATTTGCTGTTTGGATATGAGACGTGAACGCATTACCCCCTTCATTATCCGTTCGAGACGCCACGATCGCGTCACCGTCGCCAGTTCCGTGTATGTTATGTACCATTAAACCGTTTGTTCTTGGGTTACCTGTCCCATCTGCGATGACTTCGAGGAATGCAGATGGCTGTGTCGAGCCTATACCCACACGTCCATCAGCTTGTAATGTCATGACATCAACTTCATCTGCGTAATTCGCATCCGAGAGAAACACGTCGAGTTTAGTTTTCGATGTGGTTCCTCCAAACTGGTACTTACCCAATTTGAACGTCGCACGCACCGCTTTACTTCCCGTGGCGTTTCGCGACAAATCGAGTACAGGTCTGGCATCCGTAATACCCGTGATCCCACTCGTATTCGTCACGACGAGGGGTGTGGTCAGGTGATTGTACCCATCTGAAATGGGTGTATTCATGAACGCACTTCCACCCGAAACGTGAAGACGACCCTGAGGGTTTGTCACTCCGATACCCACGTTACTCGTCTCGAGAATGGTCATTTTTGGAACCCCCATCGTGTCCGTCGTACTCGCATAAAAGTTGAGACCCTTTCCAGTACCCACACGACTTTCAATCTTTGTTTGAGTTCCACCCACGTCCGAAAACGCTTTCATGTAATTTGTCCCAGATCCCATCGTGAACGCGTTGCTCCCGATGACACGAACCGTACCACCGACAGTCAGTTTATCTGTTGGCGCGGTATTCGCGATACCGACGTTTCCTTCTGAAGAGATGCGCATGCGCTCAGTTTTCTTCGTCATGAACTGGATGAGTTGGTGTGCCGGGTTAGACCGAGCACCAAACACGTTAATGAGTGAGGTATTCGACGCCACAGGCCCTGCGACGATCGTGACCGCATTCGATGTCGTATCAGGGCCATCAGTGTCCGCATGAATGAGGACGTTCGCTACAGATGTAATACCCGAATCACCTTCAACTTCGATGAAGTCTTGGACACGAATCGACTCTGTGATGAGGCGTGACGTGACTGTATTTCCCACGACAGTCAGAGCATTACCACTAAAGGCATTCACGAATACGACATCACCGATAGACAGAGTATCCGTGGGTGATGAGTTTGCAACACCCGCGGGAAGTGCACCCGTAGTTCTGAGACCGTCGGTTTGTATGACAGAGTTCACTATAACGGGGATTGGGGCATCGGCATCCATGGTAATAAGATTACCGACCGTGAGGCCACTGTCACCGACTCGTAAACCTTCAAAGAACCCATACCCATTCGCGTGAAGAATGTTGGATGTACCCGCCGTATCATCGATGTACAGATTGGAACCCACCGCGAGTGTATGCATAGGCGCACTGTTCGCGATACCCGCGTTATTTTGTGTATAAAACTCACCGAGGATATGAAGGTTTGTTGTGTTTGACGAATCCAGTGTAAAATTTGCAGTCGTGGGTCCACCAAAAGTCCTGGATAATTTAAACGTATCATCATTTTGTGTGTATCCGAGGAAGATGTTGGAGGCGCCCGGTTCATCCACCATGAGTACCGCCGTATCGTACGTCCCGTTATTTCCCGTACCCATCTGGATGACAGCGTTTGAAACGACGAGATTGTTCACACTCGTATAATCAGGAATCTCCGTGATGGCCAGGTTACCGGTGATGTCGACATCACCGATAATCCTAAGGAAACCATCCTGTACGACAACATTACCATTTTTGAATACTGCGACGTTAGAGTCCGTACCGGCCGTGACTTCAGATCCTACGATGAGTTGTGTTCCGACATTCAAATTGG